ACAACCATTAAAAATCCCAAAGCCATTAGAACTAAAAATATTATTAAAATGAAAGACAGGGCAAAATACAAAAGAATTTTAACAGGGATGCCCGTTACAAAAACCCCCTTGGATCTATACTCACAATGTTATTTTTTAGATCCTTACCTATTGGATTTTTCTTCCTATTATGCATTCAAATCTCGTTACACTATTTCAAGGAAAGTGCATTTGCCCGGAAGGCATTCTTTTGATCAAGTGTTAAAGTATATTAGATTGGACGAATTAAATAAGACACTGGAGAAATTTTCCACGAGGGTTCTTAAATCCGACTGCCTGGATCTGCCAGAAAAAATTTATTTAAAAAGAAACATTCAGCTTACACCCGAACAGCAAAAAGCTTATTTGGAAATGAAGAAGTATGGAATTGCCCTACTAGGAAAAGGACAAACAATGTCCGCGGTAAATGCCCTGGCGCAACTCATACGGCTACATCAGATTACATGCGGTCACGTCAAAACAGATGATCAGCAAATTCGCTCCATTAAAAATAATAGAATCGAGGAGCTCCTTTCCGTCCTGGAAGAAACTAATGATGAAAAGGTAATTATATGGGCCGTTTATCGCTATGACATCCAAGAGATTGAAAGGCAGTTGCGTAAAAAATATGGGGCTGAAAGTGTGGTGACCTTTTATGGCGATACTAAGGCAGAAACACGGCAAGAAATTGTTAATGAGTTTCAAGACAAAGATTCTCCTTTGCGTTTCTTCATCGCTAATCCTCAGACAGGTGGTTATGGATTAACATTGACAGCCAGCCATACCGTTATTTATTATAGCAACAGTTATGACTTGGAGATTAGAATGCAATCCGAGGACCGCGCCCATAGGATCAGCCAAACAGAAAAAGTAACATACATTGATCTGATTGCTGAAAAAACAGTTGATGAAAAAATTGTTAAAAGTTTACGAAATAAAATTAATCTGGCAACAGAAGTACTAGGAGAGGAAATGAAACAATGGCTCGTATAATAGAGAAACCAAATAGTTGGTACAAGAAAGAAAGGAAAGAAGTGGAGTTCACCAAAAGAAAATGCCTTCCGTGCGGGAAGATGTTTGATAGTTGGGGAGTGGGTAATAGAATTTGCAAAGAATGCAAAACAAGTTCCGCCTACAAGGACGCCATTAATACCACTTCGATAAAACTGTGATGCCTAAAAAAACATTAAAAGAAAGAATTCTTAAAAGTTTGCTAGATGTAGGTGAAAAAGCCTTACGTGATCCTCGAACCCATCGAGAGCTCGTGACACGCAAACGTTGGGAACGTTTAAAATACATTTGGGAAAAAAGATATGAAACTAATTAAAAAATATAAATATAAAAAATTTAACCGCATTGACGGGGAAAAGCGTGTGTATCAAACAGGGAAAATAAAAGTTCCCTCGGTCACTACCATCCTAAAGCAAACTCAATCTGAGGAAAAAACCAAGTCCTTGGAAAAATGGAGAAAACGTGTTGGGAAAAAGGAAGCGGATAAAATAAGGGATGACGCTGGAGCTCTGGGAACGGCTCTTCATAAATGCTTAGAAAAATATATTCTTAATAAAAGAGATTTAAAATATTTTGATGATACTCCCTTAGGAAGGCGCGCACGAAAAATGGCTAATATTATCATTGGCAGAGCTTTCTTTAATATTGATGAAGTATGGGGATGCGAAGTTCATTTGGCGGGAGAAAATTATGCGGGAACAACAGACGTGGTTGGAATCTTTGACGGCAAACCAGCCATCATCGATTTTAAGCAAACCAACAGGCCAAAACGCGAAGAATGGATCGAGGACTATTATCTTCAATTAACCGCTTACGCCCTGGCGCATAATTATTCCTTTGGAACAAATGTTAGCCAAGGCTATATTTTAATGTGCAGCCGTGAAGGATATTTTCAGCAATTTCATTTAACACCGGATATGTTTCCTGTGTATTCAGAGAAATGGAAAAAAAGACTCGAGGATTATTATGCGTGAGTATGTAGTTTATGGCCAAAAATATCCTTGGATTCCTGGTGAGTATAGAAGTAATTATGATCCAGATATAGATGCACCAAATATTTTGGAAGCAGTGAAAATATATAATGAAAAACCTCGAAATGAATATTACGCGTATAGTGCCCGTTGTATTATGTGGAACGAATCCTGGCAGTTGCCAGACGCAGATTTTAAACGTATGAGAACAACTCGTTTCTGGAAAAAGAAAAAAGAAATGGAAGAATTGGAAAAAAATAATCCTCATTTAAAATTCTCTATGTGGAAAGATAAAAACACAATTTTAAATAACTCTGAACCTGTTAAAATTTTAAAAGAACGTTTTTATATTTATTTTTTAATTCGAGAAAATGAAATAGTTTATATTGGACAAACCGATAATTTTGTCACGCGCTTAAAAAATCATCAAAAAAGAATAACCTTTGATCGCTACTCCATTCAACATTGGGAAGGCGCTCTAGAAGAAGTTAAACTTATAGAAAGTCAATTAATTTTACACCACAAGCCTTGTGAAAATAAGAATTCAAAATGAGTGAATTTATTTTTGGTCCTCCTGGCACAGGTAAGACAACCACCTTACTGGACATCGTTGATAAGGCAATGGCGGAGGGGACGAACCCGAATGAAATAGGATATTTTTCTTTTACCCAGAGAGCGTCAAAAGTATCCATCAAGCGAGCTGTGAAAAAATTTAACAGGAAGTATAAAGATTTTCCATATTTTAAAACACTGCACGCCTTAGCCCGATTCTGTCTCCACCTGGATCGCACATCCATTCTGCAAGACCACGATTACGCGGAGTTCTCCGATCTCATCGGATGGAAGATTCATAATCCCAACAGGCACGTGGAAGAACTGGGAATCCCTGTCTATGAGGATGTCCATCTTTCGCTGATTGATAAATACCGCATTAAAAAAACTTCTTTATACCAAGAATTTAAGGAACACGGGCATTTAGAAGGGGGATGGAAAAAATTAGACAAGCTTGACCGAGGATATGCATCCTTCAAGAAAGCGCGTCAACTCTTTGATTTCACTGATATGATTTCCACCCTGATTAATGAAGAGCACAAGATTCCAACCTTTAAAGTTTTAATCATTGATGAAGCCCAAGATCTGAGTAAACTGCAATGGGAGCTCGTTGATAAACTCATCGAGCGCTCTGAGAAAGTATACATCGCGGGGGATGATGACCAGGCCATTTTTAGATGGGCCGGAGCTGACGTCCAAGAGCTGCTGCTAAGAGCCAATGACTCCAGCAACACGAAAAGCGTGCTTCATCAATCCTTCCGCATTCCTTCCAGCATTCATTCCTATGCGACAGCTTTAATTAATAAAAATAAAAATCGGGAACCTAAGGTGTGGAGTCCGCGCCAGGCGGAGGGACGAATCATTTTTCCTAATTATAAAGATCTTTCTTTATTTAGAAAGGGGAACTGGCTGTTGCTCGCATCCACCGGATATCAACTGGATAAGCTTTGTTCGGTAATGAAACACCAGGGGATTTATTATAGTCGCAAAGGATTTTTTTCCGTTTCTGAAGAATCCATTGAAGCAATGTTCCTATGGAACAGTTTGGTGGAAGGCAATTCCATTTCCTTAAGCGATGTTAATTTAATATATAAATACATCAGTTCTAAAGTAGGACTAAAATGGGGCGCAAAGAAAATGGAAGGGACCGTTGAGGAAGATACTTTCACATTTGAAAAATTAAAAGGGCAGCACGGATTACTTATTCCGGAAAGAACACCGTGGACCGCGGCCCTGGATCGCATCAATGATAGAGAAAAAAGAACAATTCAATCTTTATTAAAAAATAATGAAGATCTTAAAAAACCACCGCGCGTCACCGTTTCTACTATTCACGGAGCAAAAGGTGGCGAAGCTGATAAAGTTATGTTATTAACTGACATCTCAAGAAAGGGATTGGATGCATATTATAAGAATGCAGAAGAGACAAGAAAGGTTTTTTATACGGGAATGACAAGAGCGAAAGAAGAGCTCTATGTAATGGCACCGGAAACTGAAATAGAATTTGGAGAAATACGTTATGAACAGCAAAAGCGCAAAAGACAAACAAATAATGGGAAGTCATTACAAGGATTGCCCCATTCAACCTATTGATTATATCATGGATAATAAGTTAGATTGGTGTGAAGGAAATATTATTAAATACGTTACTCGTCATAATAAAAAGGGAGAAGGTAAAAAAGACATTGAAAAAGTAATTCACTACGCTCAACTTTTACTGGAGAAAAAATATGGAAAACGTTGAATGGCTTCCACCAGAAAGATTACCTGATTTTACTGACGCAAAGGAAATAGCTATTGATTTAGAGACCTATGATCCAGGACTCAAAACTAAAGGCCCTGGCTGGGCTCGTAATGAAGGAAAGGTTGTAGGAGTTGCATTAGCTGTTGACGGATGGAAAGGATATTTTCCTGTAGCTCACGAAGGAGGAGGAAACTTCGATGCAAAATTTTTAAAGCAAAGTCTTAAACCTATGTTATCTTCCAATGCTGCTAAAATTTTTCATAATGCATCTTATGATGTAGGATGGTTGCGCCGTTGGGGACTGGAAGTTAAAGGACGTATCATTGACACGATGATTGCAGCTCCTCTCATCGATGAAAATCGCACGTCGCAAGGACGGCGTTATAGTTTAAATGACTTGTCTAAAGACTATCTAGGAGAAAAAAAATTAGAAAATGAACTATACTTAAAAGGACTGGAACATGGTGTGGACCCAAAAGGTGAAATGCATAAACTGCCGGCAATGATAGTAGGTCCGTACGCGGAAAAAGACGCAGAGTTAACATTGAAATTATGGCAATCCTTCCAAAAAGAAATTGTTAAACAAGAGCTCATTAATGTTTTTGATTTAGAGACAAATCTACTTCCTATCTTAATTGATATGAAATGGAAAGGAGTTAATGTTGATTTAGAATACGCAGAAAAAATTAAAAAAGATTTAGCAAAAAAAGAAAAAAAAATACTTGAACAAATAAAAAAAGAAACAGGAGTAGCGGTTGAAATTTGGGCAGCAGTGAGTGTGGCCAAAGCTTTTGATGCAATGGGATTAAAATATGATCGAACAGAAAAAACAAACCAACCAAGTTTTCATAAACAATTTTTAGTTAATCATCCTCATTCTCTTCCTAAGATGATAGTGGACGCAAGAGAAATTAATAAAGCCAGAACAACTTTTATTGATTCCATTCTGCGCCATCAACATAATGGAAGAATTCACGCTGACATTAATCAATTAAAAACTGAAACAGGGGGAACCGTTTCCGGAAGACTTTCTATGCAACATCCTAATCTCCAACAAATCCCTGCGAGACACGCAGAATTAGGTCCTCTTATTCGAAGTATTTTTATTCCTGATGATGACTGTGAATGGGGTAGTTTCGATTATTCTCAACAAGAACCTCGGATTCTTTTACATTTCGCCGACGGCATTAATCACGGCGCAGGATTAAAAGGAACAAAAGAATTAGTTGATCTATACCATTCTGAAGATCCTGACTTTCATCAAGCTGTAGCTGATATGGCTGGCATTGATCGTAAGACCGCGAAAACAATTAATTTGGGATTATCTTATGGAATGGGAAAAGCTAAATTAGGACACGAACTCGGATTGAGCGAGGGAGATACTAATGATTTATTTAGAAGATATCACTCCCACGTCCCTTTCTTAAAAAAATTAACAGAAGAAGCGATGCGCTGGGCGAATAGCAGTGGTTATTTACGCACACTGGAAGGAAGACGTTGTCGTTTTGAATTATGGCAACCAGCCACTTTTGAACTGCAAAAACCGTTGCCTTATAAAGAAGCGCACCAGGAATATGTTTTAAATCAACGTAAAGGATTAAAACGAGCATTTACTTACAAGGCTTTAAATAGATTAATACAAGGAAGCGCGGCGGACCAAACCAAAAAAGCAATGATAGCACTGGGAGAAATAGGAATCACCCCTCAAATTCAAGTGCACGATGAATTAAATATGTCCGTTCCTCTGGAAAATAAGGAAAAATTTATTTCTACAGTGAAAAACTTAATGGAAACGTGTGTGGAACTGAGAGTTCCTTCCAAAGTTGAACCTAAAACAGGAGAATCGTGGGGTCATCTAACGAAAATTATGCCTACGCCGCAGGACTCATAGACGGAGAGGGATATGTGGCAGTTGTCCATCGCTCTGATAGGCGTGCAGGAACACCTGTTATTATCGTAGAAATGAGCTCCTATAAGGTTATTCATTGGCTAAGAGACCTCTTTACCCTGGGAAGCATACATCGATGTAAGAAGCAAAAAAAACACCATAAACAAACGTGGAAATGGCAAGTAAAATATCGCCAGGCCCACAGCGTAGGACGAAAGATCTTCCCGTACTTGATTGAAAAAAAGGATAAAATGTACTGTATTATTCGATATTATCCAGAAAACGCTTGATTTTATCCCCAAAATATCCTAAATAATCCCATTAATATAGAAATAAGAGGAACTTATGACTGATATAAGTAAATATAAATCAGTTGCCGTGAGCATTAAAACTCATCAGCAACTAAAAAAACTAGGCGGTTTTGACTTTAGATCGGTTTCTAAAGTTATAGAATGGCTAGCAAATGAAGAAGAAAAACGTAGAAAGAAGAGAAGAAAATGAAAAAAGAAACTGCATATGGCACCGTAAACAGAACGTGGGAAGTGTCCAGGGAGGCTGATAAAATTAAAGAAGCCTTGGAAACCCTAGTGGCTGCAGCTCACGGCAAAGATGCAAAAAACATTACTGAGGCTACAAAACTCGTTGAAAAGACATTAATAACAAACAACGGGATATCCGATATAATGATCGCGGCATCAGATTGGAGGAATCGTGAACGATTATAAAAATTTATTTGTTTATGGAACTCTGAAAAGGGGCGGTAGACTTCACGATTTTTACCTTAAAAATCAAACATTTATGGGGACTTTCTATACGGAACCTAATTATGTTATGGTGAATCTTGGAGCGTTTCCCATTGTATTTCCTGTTAAAAAAGGAACGGGGCAAAAAATAGAAGGGGAGATCTATGAAATGGATGATCTTCATTTCAGCACGGTTCAAACAATGGAAGAAGGCGCTGGGTATGATACGACACAAGACATTTTTTTATCTAAAGGTGGTGCCATCCATCGCATAGCTTCAATTTTTGCCTATCCCCCTAAATATTTTAAAGGGAAAATAGAATCGAAAAAAGGAGTAGTAAGCTGGGGCAACTAGGATTTCTTGTAATTTAATGAAATATCCCATATAGTACGGCACGATATTAATTAAGGAGGTCTGAAATGGCTGACGTTAATAAAATCGTGTCGCACGTCCTGGATGTTCCAGGTAAAGATGAAGTTCTCGTAAATTATACGGACGGGACTGTTATTAGATTTTCACTGTTAGAATGGAAAACAATTATAAGTAAAGGCAAGGAAGCCTATGCATTTATTTGTGCGAGCGAAGATTATAAAAATTTAATCGATCATTAAGCGCCGCAGGAAAGATTGCCAGTGAAAACATTTTAATCATTTCCTTTTTGTAATTTTTTAGATGACACACCAGCCAGAATCTTAATGCCTTCAGCCAGTCTGTTTGCATTATCTTTTTCCCCTTCCATAAATCCTTGACTTTTGAGATATTCTGCTGTTTCTCTTCCTCGCCTAACACCTTCCTCTTCAACCTCTTTCCATTTATTCTTCACTTCATCCCATTCTTTTC